TTGTTGTCCGATTTTACTATCTTTTAATTTTCTATTTAGCTCAAGAATTGTTTTGCCAGTTTCTTTAGTGAAATCTGATAATCCTGTTTGTGCTTTTCCAATTATAGTTGCTTTTTGTTGTGCTAAAGATTTTGTTTGTGATTGTAATTGTTTAGTAGCATCTGTCATTGATTGGCTAACAACCTCAAATGTTGATGGTGCTTCAGCATTTGCGGCAGATTCTTTAGCTATTTGCACAACTTTATCAAATTTTTCTGTTGGTGTATTTTGTAATACTGTTTTGACTTGTTCATCTACTTTTGGTGCTAATATCTGTATAGCTTCATCTTTTAATTGTGATGCACCTGTCGCTAAATCACTTCCAGCCTGTGCAATATCTTTTACTCCAGTTTCTGCAAGTTGTACTCCTTTTTTAATACCAGTTTCAACTAATCCAGTTTCTGCAAGTTGTACTACTTTTTTAATACCAGTTTTAACTAATCCAGCAGTTTCACCAATACCTGTTACATCAAGTCCTAATTGTACGAAACCTAATGCTGAATCAATATCTTGTGCTACTGCTGGATTAGTAACCTTTAGTTTTTCATAACCACTCATTAAGTCTTTTACAGTTAATGCTGCATCTGGTGCGAAACCTAATGCTGCATTAATTCCAAATGCTAGTGTTGGGTTAGTTTTTTTGATTTCATCATAACGATTAGTTAAATCAGATAAACCTTTCATACCAACAGATAGTCCTTGTTTAACAAGATTCTCACCTGATTGTGGTAATACTGTTTTAACTGCTCCAGTTAGTACATCATTGATTACTCCACTTGCTGTTCCAGCTCCTACTCCTAATTGTTGTAGTTTAGTTCTTAAACCACCTTGTAATCCTGCATCTTGTCGTGCTTGAATTTGTGAATATTTATCTACTCCTTGATTAACTGTGTTTACTATTGCTTTACCAGTTTGTGTTATATCACCCATAGTATCAGATACTATATTTTGTACCATTGTTGGTTCTGGTGTAGATACTTGTTTAGATTTAACGAACGCCAAAATCTGGTCGTCTGGTACGCCTTTTTGTCGTGAAGTAATTATAAAGTTTTTAATTTTTTCATTATCCATATAATTAGTTTTGATTAACTGCGTTCCAATTTTGTTCTAGTGTTGTAGAATATTGTGTACTTACACCATTTGGTGTTGTTCCAACATAGACATCTAATTGTTCTGTTGCTGATGGTGCAAAGTAATCAACCTGTGTAGGTTCATAGCTAATACCTTTTGCCGCCAATTCTGCTTTAACTTGTTGCTGCATGAATTGTGTAAGGTTATTAATCTTCTCTCTGATTTTAAAATCAGTATCGTTTTTATCTGGAACTAGTCGTTTTACCTGCTTTGTCTGTTCCTCTGTAAGAGAAGCACCAGAAGCCCATTGCTGTACCTTAAGGTTTATCGCGTCTATTGCAGACTGATTATTTATATATTCTTTACGAGCTTCACCACGGCGAAGGTTATGTCTTCCTCGTACTGTTGCAGCCCCTATAAATGCACCCTCCTTATTATCTGATGCAAATTTTTGTAATGAAGACATAACACCTATTGCTGATGATGCACCTGGTACATCTTTCTTTGCAAATTTTATAACATTACCTGCTTCTGCTACAACATCTGGCTTACCATCTTTTGTTAATGGTGTTATAGCTTTTGCGGCAGTACCAGCACCAATTTTCTCTGCAATCTGATCAAAAGACATATTCTTCATATCTGCACTGTATACTCCATTATCAATAGCTTTTTCAATTAGACTTGCTTTTCGATCTGCTGCTTTCTGTGCTGCTTGATATTTCCGTTCTTCTTGCTTCTGAACATAATCATACTGTCGCATTTCTGTCTTATCTAAGATTTTATCGAATCGGTCTCGATTATCCTTATAGAAATCTGCTTTCATCTTATGTGGTTCAAGTTCTAGTGAAAGTTGTTTTTGCATTAACTCTTTAGCATTTGAGAGTAGCCCTGCTTTTAGGTTATAATCAATAGCAATGTCGGCTTTCTGTGAAGCTTCTTTACGTTCGATCTCACCAATACGAGCTTGTTTCTGGTCTGCAGATAATGCACCGTCAGTCATTGTAGCTTCTTTTTGTCTCCGATATGCGAGTTCTACAGAATCATAGTTAGCTTTAGCACCCAATGCATCTGCTGATAGTTTCTGAATACCATATTGCTGTTCCAGTTCTCCTGGTCGATTCTGCATCTGATTAAGCAAGTTTGTGAACTGAGTTGTATAGTCTACTGCACCTTGGTTCGCATTTTGCGTAGCAACCTGATTGGCTTGTGATAGTTGTTTACCAATGTTCTGTACTCCATTTAATGCTGGCATGGCGAGATAACCTGCTGAAGCACCTGATAAAGTAGATGCACCTGTTCCTGTTTGAGTGTTTGGTAGGTCAATTTGTTTTACCGAACCTAAACCTACTCCTGCTGAAATAACTGGTGGTTGATTACCAATACCAGTATTAGAATTATTCAACACCAAATTACCCGTTTGATGGTTATACTGATTTGGGTTATTTGGATTTTGTGTGTTTGTAGGGTTCATATTATTTAGCGTTTTGTTCTGTACCACTTACGACAATTAGTTCATGTAATTCACTTTCTCCTGTTGTTTCCATGATGATTTTAAATTGGATTTGTGTGTCTTTATTGTATTGAGGTAATGGTAGTTGTGCAAATTGAACATTGTTTTGTATTTCTTGTAACTTTATCCAATGTTGGAACTTACCAATTCCTGAACCTGTAGCACTTGTTATTGCCTCGTCTATTGTTACTACAGTTGTAGTTCCGTTGTTTACAACGTTGGTAATGTTTACGCATAGTCCTGCACCATAACCTCCCATTATTTCAATTTCGTCACCTACTCCATAGTTTGTAATATCTGAAAATACCGAATTGATAACTGTAAATGTTGTTGTAGATGTCCATAAATAACCGATTAAAGAGTATTCCTGTTTAACTGTTCTGTATTTTACTTTTATCTTATCAGTTGTTTCAAGGAACTTTCTATATTTTACAATTATGTTTTTCCATACGTCTTCAACTTGTGAAGATTCTAACCATTGTGTAATTATATATGACGACTTTTTAATATCATCAAGTGTGTTATCTATCCCAATCAAGTGAGGCGACTGTAGTTCGTTAGTTCTAGCACCAAACAATACTTGTCCTTGTCGTGCTGTTACGTCAAGAATATTATCGTTAGTAGTGAACCCGTCGAACATTGCCCCAACTGCTAATAGATCTTGTTGTCCGTAATCTGTTACTGCAGCACCAACTTTTGTACTAGATACTGCGTATTTGTGTGTAAATCCTGAATCTTCTGTATATTCCCATATACCTGCCTGACAGTTTTCTAAATATCTATCTGATCTTGGTAGAACTGGGTTTATTAAGAATAGTAGTTGATCTCTTGATAGCAATGACCCATTAAAGTGTGATAGTTTAATACCAGCATTTTTAATGTAGTTACTCACTGGATAATCACTATTCGATACTGGTAATCTAGCTACTTCTTGAAAGTTTGAACCGTTGAAAGCTAATAGTCTACCCTCTACATCTAATACATATGGTATGTCGTTCTTTATTACACAAGTACATGAACCTTGAGCTTCAATTTTATATTCTTTTGAGTATAAATTTTCTGACTGACCGTCCCATTCAAACACTGAACCTCGTGAACCATCTGATGATGTCCAACCAATCCAAATTCTATTAGAACCTGCCTTAACCCATGAGATATGTCCATTACGCCCAGTTAACTGTAGTGTATATGACCCCGATGTAACAGTTGTCTCGGAAGTATTCATTGAGAACACTTTGTAGTTATCTTGTGTCCAGTAAAGCCTATTTGCATACACTTCTAGTATATGTAAATTCTGTGTGTCTCCTGATCCAATGGTTGCAATGTTTGACCATGTTCCTATTGGTGCAAGTCGTGTTAGATAATGACTACCTGATCCTGTAGTTGTAGCATACAGTTTGCCATTAAATACTTTCATGTCTACATCTGCATACTTATCAGTTGTGATATTTGGTTCGCTAGTAGATCCAAATGCGTTCCAACCTGTCCACGGCGTAGTTGTTATAAACATCTTTGCTGCATATGCCATAAATAAAGGCTCTCCTGTGTTGTGGTAATCAAAGTAAGCAAATGCAATAGGTAATTTCATTGTACTTAATTGTTCTTCGTTACTTCTACCTGCTGCAAGTGTTCGTGATGATAAGGCTCGTCCTTTGTTCTTAGACAAGTTCATGTTGAATGTACTCCAAAGATTCCCACCAGTGTCTCCAGTGTTGGGTTGAGAGAATTTCTTTGAATCTTTAGATGGTATAACGTACATATTATGGATATAGTATTTTATCTGCGTCGTAAGCAAGTAGTGCTAATCTCTGTCCTTTCCACTTATAAATCATTATTCTTTGTGGGTAATTTAGTACAGTATCTGCTGTAATTGATCTTAGTAATGTATTGTCTGCCGGTGTACCTGATATGTCTGCATTTATTACTCGTTCAACAAGTAAATCGTCTAAATTACCTGAAAAAATGTGATTCCTTCCTCGTTCAATATCCAACAGTTTATTCTGTAGTTCTTCAATCTGTTTTTTAAGTTGATTGATTTGATCTTGCATATTAGTCTACGTAGAATCTACTCATTGTGTGGACAATACCACCGTCACTCATTGCAAAATAAAGTGTATCTGCAACATTCAGAGCAGCACCACCACTTATTGTATAAAGGAATCTATCGCTAGTTACCCATTGCTGCGTACCAGAACTGTTATATTTGTGTAAAAATCCATCAGTTGTTGCCGCATAGATATCACCGTTTGATTTAACCCAATATCTGTTAAAGTCAGTAGATCCACACGTGATACTCGATACATAGGTAAATGTTGTACCTGATAGCGTGTACTTCGCCAATACGTAGGTATTTGCAGAGTTACCACCATCAGCACTAAAGTAAAAGTTTGTTCCATCACTTGTCATTAATGCTCCATTTGTTGTACCTAATGATCCACCAGAGAATGTCATGAGTGTACCTCCTCCTGCCAAGTTCGTTGGATCATATCTATAAACACGCTGGTTGGTACTTGCATCGTAAACAAGTACATATAAGTAGCTTCCGATAATAACAGCACAGAATACTGTTTGCGCAGAAGCCCAATCACTTGTTATATCGCGTGTTTGTGGTCTGTATGCTTCACCGGCTACCTTTAAAATAGTTGTACTTTTAACAATGTATGTGATGTTGTCCGTATAAAGGTTCGCTAACCAGTCTGAAAACATGAATTTTGCTGACAATACCCATGGCTGACCAGTAATGGAAGATACTGACGCAAACGACATCTGTCCTGCACCATCAGTTTTTAATATCTGATTGTTTGATCCATCAGCATTCGGAAATTTAACACTAGCAGCACCTAGTTTAACAGAACCTGTACCTTTTGGTGTAAGTTTAAGTGATACGTTTGTGTCATCACCCGTTGCAGAAATTTGTACATCATTTCCTGTTGCAGAGTTTGTAATAGTTACCTCATTTACAGCTGATGTCGTTGCCGGTGTTTTAATAACTTCGTTACCACTAGAATCATTTATCGAGGTCGTTATTTTAGGACTTGTAGCAACTACTCCACCCGATGTTGTAAATGTTTTTATTCCAGCGATATTTTCGTTACTGTTGTTTGACACGGCCTTTGCTGTTGATGTAACACCAGACAACTTATAGTCGTGGGAAGTAGTTACGGCTGATCCATCAATTCCTACCTTAGCCTCAAGAGCCTCAATAGCGTCATTTGAGTTTGAATGTTGTGTCGAATGTTTTAGTGCAGCGACAGCGTTGTTTACTTTATCTGTCCCTACTGGGTTTGTAAAGTTATCTAATGTTGTTGGATAAGTTGATGCCATATTATGATTCGTTTTCGTTAGTCCAAGTGGTTATTTCACCCTCTCCATCATACTTAACTGATGCTGATGTTTCTGGGTCTTCTTCACTGTCGTAGTCTAATAAGTTCTCGTCGTAGTTCCAGCCACTTGATGGTGGTAGGATTCCTACTTTTTCTTGTGGATCCCATGTAGCCATATTAGAATGACGGTGTTTCCCGTGGAATTATTTTTAATATTTCGTCTTTATTTCTGCGACCATAGAACTTCTTAAGTTCAAATTCTTTCTTTGTTATCTCGTTATTAAGTGTTGTAATCTTGTCTGTTAGGTTGTTTGCAATAGCAAAGTCATAACATGCTTTTAGTGGTATCAAACGGTGCAAGATAGTTGCAAAACCTGGCTCTTTTGTTGTATCCGTTGATAAGAAATAATTAGGTTCTCGCTGGTAATATACTCGTAATCCACCAGTTGAATTGTAGTCACTTGCAGGATATAAGAACACTGAGTTTGCAATCTTGTCATAGTACATAGGCTGTCCGTCTTCTTTCATGAACTCATCTCGAGCCTGTGTTATGTCTACAAGGTCAATAGGTTTAAGCTTTAACCAATCACCTGTGTCGTTCTTAATTTCTACTCGCGTTACTTTCAAGTGTGATACTGATAATACATAGTCTCGTTGTGAGTTTACTAAGTCTGTTGTAGCAATAGGATAATCAGTGTATGTTGTATCGTCAAATTCCCATCGGTCATCTGATTCAAATATACTTGTTACTACACTATCTAATGCACGATTAGTTAATGATGTGAATGTATTAAGTAAGTTAGCATTAGTTGTAATCTGACCATAGTTAGACGCAAAAAGCCAGAACTCACAGTCCTGAATAATACCATCTTTGTTTGTTGTGTTTGAGAATGTCATGTGTAAATAAAAAAACAGGGAAAGCAATTAAGCAATCCCCGTTCTTCGGTTGATTATGTTACAATTATATCATTATTCAGCAGTTTCTGCAAGAATTTCGTCAACTTTTTCTACATCATCTACCTTTTGTGGTTCTGATGGTGTAGCTTCTTTTACTTTACGTTTGTTTTCTTTCCATGCCTCTAGTTCGTCAACTATTTTAACTTCAACATTTCCTTCGTCTGTAAGTGAAATGTCAGCAAGAATTTCAAATTCTCTTAGTTTGTCTTTGAATAGTTCTGTAACAATAGGCTTCATTTTATCAACAAACTTTTGTCGGATCATTACTTCTTTATCAAATTCATTCTTAGCTTTTTCTGACTCTTCTACCATAGTAACAATATTCTTATCAACAGTTTTTAGTTCTGCTAACAAGTCTTTTAATTCATCATTTACGATTGTTTCTTTTCGTTCCATATTTTTGAGTATACGTCAGCCCATTTATGAGCATTATTCGCTATGTTATAGTTATTAATTACATATTCTCTTGCTTTCTTACCAATTTGAATACGCTTATCTTTATTTTCTATTAAATCCATTGTTTTGTCAATCCAATCTTGTTCTGTAAATACTATTTCCATATGCTTACTATCTTCTTCACCTTGATATGGAGATAGTCCATCTGCAAATCCCTGTGCTACTACTGGAACTTCGCACATGGAAGCCTCTAAGAACTTAATATTTGATTTAGCACGATTAAAGTAATTATCATGTCGTGGTATTAACATAATATCAAGTCTTAAGTTGTTTAATGTATCAAAGTAATCTTCTATCTGACAAAATGGTGTCCATTCAATGTTGTACTGATTCCAAAAATCAAATTCTGGTTTATATATATCTACTGCCCACTTAGTGCTTTCTGATTTAGGTGGTAGAGCAAATAGGCATATAACTACTTTTGGATTTTCCTTTAGCTTATCAAGCAACGGTTTAATCTGTTCATAGTCTTTGTTACTAGCTACTGAACCTACTATACCAATTCTTATTGTATCTGATTCATTTCTTTTAGGCTTTGACCAGTCTAACGGATCGATACAATTACTTAATGTTATTACGTTATCATTCACAGAATCATATTCTTTCTTTAGAAAGTCTGTTGATACAGTTACTAAGTCGGATATAGAGGCAAACTTTTTTAATACGTCATCAATCTTTTGTACTGCCTCTTTTAGTTTGGTATTTAATTTACCAAACATTTGAGTAGGAACTCCTGAATCTTTAATGTAAGTGTCGTCATTATCCATTACTATTTTCTTTCCTAATTGTTTTAATAGCATTCCCGCTTTTAATTGGTTTATATCCATAGGTCTATGAAATACAATTATATCTGCTTTCATTGCTTCCTTGAACATTTGTTCATTTGTTACTCTTGGTGTACGCAAAGATGTTTGCTCTCCGTTCCACCCATTATGGATGAGTGGCTGAAGACATCTTACATAGTAGCAAGACTTGTAACCCATTCCAATATAATAAACTTTCATATTATTTAAATCCTAGTTTCTTTGCTCGTTCTTCTTGTTTCTTTTTGAACTCTTCATTTGCGTTGTCTGAACTTGATCGTTCAATAATGTTTCCGTTTTTATCAAGTTTAATTGATTCCTTTTTTAAGTTTTTAGAAATTGTTACTGACATATATTTTAGTATTAATCTTATAATTGGAGGGAGAGCCTTGTTTTCTCCCCCCACGCACAAGACAGGCATGGGGAATTACAATTATGAAGTTGTAATGATCTTAACAGCTGCATTATCTCGGTTCTCAATTACTCCAAACAAAATGTCTGCAGTAGTTAGAGTTGAAAGATAATCAGGGATGTAAGATGACTGAACTCGAACGTTATGTTTACCAACCATTCCTTTTCCGTAAGTCATTACAGGAAGTGAAGAAGTTGCGTAGTGGATAGCGTCTTTATGAGCCAAAACGTTTACTCGTCCTCCTAGTACCACTGGTACATAAGTTGATGAATATACTGGGATTCCATATAGGAATGCAGCTGGAGTATTCGCTGTTGGGACGTTAACTAGTGAGTTAATAGCCAAAGAGAATTTGTCCAAGTTTTGTACTTGTTTCCAGAATGTGTTTGGGTGCATGAAGAATGCTACTTCATCCATATCAACACAGTTTCCTTCCAAAGTTGCGATAGCAGCTCGAATATCTGAATCTGCAATAGCAGTTGATGAAGCACCAACTGATTGTGAGAATCCTGAAAATAGAGTTGCTACTGCTGTTTCCAATACTGCTGCGATTGTGTAACCAGCGTTCTTAGCGTATCGTTCTTGGATAGCGTAAGACTGTTTAACGAATGCTGCTTCTCGGTCTTCAATAGCAAATGATACTTCTTTCCATGTATTAACTACAAGGTCAATAGAAGTTTCAGTTGGGCTGTTAAGGGTAACTGCAACTGCGTTAGTTTTTGTGTTAGCTGACATTTGAGTCAAATTAGGAGTGTGTAGAGTATCTCCACCTGCTGCTAATTCTCCTGAACGGTCTGTAAAGAAATCAGTGATGATCAATTTAAATTTGAAGAAATCGTTAATGCTGTCTCCCCAGATCTCCGGGATCATTACCGCTAAATCTGCTTCTGTGAATGTGTCTGTTGCGAAAGCCATATAATTTTATTTATTTGCCCATCTTTTCTTTCCAAATGTTTTTGTGTTCTTCTGCACTGATACCAGCAAGTGATACCTCTTTGTGCATAGGAGAACCTTTTGATGTACCCATTGAAGCTTTCTTAGCTTTCTTTTCTTTGTCTAGCTTTTCAATATATGCAGCAAAGATAGGATGCTCCTTAGCTTCTTTCATAGATAATCCAGTCCCTTTTGCGACTACGTTTAGATAGTCTACATCTTCTTCTGAATAACCTTGTGCAAAGAGTACAGCTTCATCTCGTGTGATTGGCTGGGCTTGGTTAGTGTTAATAGTTTGCGTTTGAGCAGATTGATGAGATTGTGTCTCTCGTTCTTTTCTACGCTTAATGATTTCAACAAGTTTCTTATTCTCTGAACGGAGCTTAGCCACTTCGTCGTTATCATTTTCGGCTTCTTCATTTTCAACATGTTCAGTGTCTAATTCTGTTTCTGCCTCTTCGTTTAATTGGTCAATGTCGAAGTCATTGTATTCTGTGTCTGTAGACATAGGTTATATCGCTGTTTATGGTCAGTTAGCGTTCTGGTTTAGTATTAATACTTTTTGGTCGGAAGCTTGAAACCGTAGTGTTATTCGTTCTCGTTTATAAAGTTCTTTTGTGTAGCCGCTTCAACTTCATATTTCATTTGTGCAAAGATACCGTCAATAACTTCCTTTGCTTCTGCAAGGTCTTTAACATCTTGTTTTGCAAATGCTCGTTCAAGTATCTTTCCTTTAATGTACATATCAAAGTATTCTTTTACTTCGTCTCTCATTGCTACATCTCTTGCAAATATAAATAGTCTTGTGTTTATATCCATATTATTGTGCAGGTTGTGCAGGTGATACTGGTAATTCTGGCATTGTAGGAGCAGGTGCAGGGTCAGTTGACTGTGTCATAGTTTGCCCCATACCAAGTGAAATTGGTGATATACCAGAACCTGATACTTCAAGGATTTTAGCAAACACTTTTGATAGTGTTGGGTCTGTTAATACTTGTGGTGCTTTTGCAGCAGTCATAAGTACATTGTTTAGTGATTCAAGAATAACTGCTTTGTTTTTCTGTTCACCAGTTGTAAGAATAGTTACTTTTGGTTTCCAGTTCTTATACTGTCCTTTTGGAATATCAAGGAATCGTTTATCTTTTGACTTCATTAACAGGTCTTTTGTTTCTTGTACCATTTTTACATAGTCTTCTGCATATACTGGTTTACCAGATAGTATAGATTCTTTCATTTTCTGATTAGCTTGATAGTTAGAGAATGAATCATCAATCATCTTTAACTCTTCTGGTGTAAACTCTGCAGCAAGAATGTGTGCTTTGTTGAATTTCTTTAACAGGTAAGGAATAATCCAATCAGTAAAGATTTCTACTAGGAAGATTCCCATTTCTTCACGTCTGTAATCAAACATTGATGTTGCTTCTTGGTTCAGAATAGCAGTTGTTCGATATGCTGTACCTGACGGCATAGTTTCTCCCGTTACTGCGTTGAATGTTGAAGTTGTCTTTTCAAGCTGTGAGTCCCATGACTGAATAAGTTGTCGGAACTCTGGTAGGTTATTTGTAATAGTGTTAGCAATAGCAAGATCAGTATTAGGTGCAATCTTAATGATTTGTCCGTTCTCTACTTCTGATAGGATATTGTTTTGAATGGTTGGATCAGTTGATTTAAAGATAACTTTAGAACCAAGTTCCATAGCCTCTTTCTCTTTAATTACAGCATCATTTGTCCATTGCTGTGCTTCAAATCCGTCTTCAACAATTCCTCGTCCCAATCGTCCATTGATCTTTTCCCATGGTAAGTATTTATATGGGAACTCATCTAAGAACTCATGGTATAGGATAACTGATTTACCTGATCTTGTTTTATTGTATAAAAAGAACTTTTGGATTCGATAAGTATATTCATCTCCTCCCTCTGGTGCATATGATTCAGGAAGTTCTGCTGTAACTTCAAATACTTCTAGTTTCTTTTCTGCTGACTTTCGTACAACATCAATAGCTTCTCGTACTCCTTCCCATACTCCGTCCTTTTCAGCTAATTCATTTTCGATTAAGTAATGCTTTTCAATTACCATATTGTCAGGATTAGATGGATCCACAATGACATTACGCCAATCTACTACTTCAAGTTCTAACTCTTCTTCTTCTCCCTCTTCCTGTTCAAGACACTTTTTAACTAATACTCCACCGAACTTAGCACGAGTTGCACCCATTTCATTTAGTGTCTTAGCGAAGTTAGCGTCTTTCATCCAGTTATAAACTTCTTTCTGTAATAGGAAAGACATAGGCATAAACTGTGGCTCATCTGCTACGATTTGAATATCTTTTGTATCAAGGTCAGTTGCTCTTGTTGCTACGTTTACACGGAAGTTTACAATGTTGAAGAATGGTTTTAGTTTACCTCGTCTATCTTTCTGTCCTGATTCATATTTACTTTCTGTATAGTAAATAATCTTTTTAATTGTCTGGTGTGCGTTAAAAGTAAGGCCTTCAGTGATCTGAACGCTTCCTCTTTCCCATAATTCCATTTTATCTTTTACGAACTTTGTAATATCCATATAAAAAAGGGAAATAGCCTTGTAAGCTATCCCCCCGTTCTTCGGTGAAGAGTTATTGATTTGGTGATAATATTATTTTCTCTGACTTGTGAACTAAAAATGTATCGTACTTACCAAGTTTGTCGGTCGATATCTCTATCTTACCATACGGCGGAAGTTCCCTTAGTATAGCAATTAGTTTTTGTTCAACAGCAGTTAGTTGCATATGTGTATTATATCATACATTATCATTATTTGACAATATCATTCGTGTTACTGCGAACTGTTTTAATCTTTCTTTATCGTGTTGCTTAGGTGCAAGAGATGTAAATGCGTATCTAATAGCGTCAAGTGCGTGATCTAATCCTCCCTCTGGTTCATTTAATATCTTACCTTGCTTGTCTGTCGCCCATAAGTAGTTACGATATTCTTTGATTATATTACTTGAACGTTTAGTTACTGATATTCTCTGTTGTTGTACGAACTGAATACCTTGATTGATTGAACCTGAACCTTTTACAGCAGGCATCATGTTGATCCCATATAGTCTTATCTCGTCAATACTCTTAGGCTCCGCACTATCTGCAATAACCATTACTTGGTCTTGGTCTTTAATAACATCTGCAATCTGCTTGTTACTCATTCCCTTTTGATAGCATACTTCATCAAGTATATATCCACCATTGTAATAGTAAATATCTATAATAGCAGTTGGGTCGTTAGTATAACCAAAGTCTAGTCCTCGTCTTTCGAGTCTTGCTTCGTGTGGTATCTCGTCAATGATATTCCAGTCTTTATAAATCTTTCCTTCTACTTCTCCAAGTTGTCCCTCTCCGTATACTTGCCACCAACCTTTTCTATTCTTACGTTGTTCAATAGATGCTACGATTTCAGGTGATAATGCTTCGTTGTCTTTGTAAGTTAGAATTACCTTTTCCCAGTCATTACGATTAGGCATAACCTCTGTGAATAGCCAGAACTCATTTGTCGGGTTATAGTCCAGGTACACAAACTCTTTTGTTCGTACTTCAAGCTGATCGAAAGCATCAAGAGTACAGTTGTTTGCTTCGTTCATGAATAGTCTATCACGTCTTGCTCCACGTAGCTTATCACCATTATCAGTTGAGAAGAACTCCATTTTACTTCCTGTCTCAAATGTATAGATACTATCTGATATATTAAAATTACTATCTTTCCAATAATTATGTGCAACCATTATGTTACGGAAGTCTCTCAAAGCTCCACGTTTTAAATGTGGAAAACTTTCAGCAACTATGGACGTCAAAGTTGGCTTAGTATCTGACTGACATAAGTTAATAAGCCATAACAATATAGATATAGTTTTACTAGCTGATGTCCCCCCCTGTGCTATTCGTATCTTCTTGGTCATCTGACTTATTTTCTTTAGTGATGTCGTTGCTTGATACATAGTTCATTAGAATTGGTGTTGGTAATTCTTTACCGTCTGCTCCTGTTTGTTCCTGTCGTTTACTGTAATGTCGTTTGTTTAGTGTTTCTAGTGCACACTTGCTTAGGTCTGCTCTGATTCTTTCATCATCTCCCTCTAATAGTTGTTCCAGGTTAGCTTCTGCTTTGTTTAATATCCTTTCATGTTTATAGGATAATAGAATATCTTGAAATCCCTCATAATTCTTCCACTTCCAATAATCCCATGTACCCTTAGGAATATCAAGTGCTTGTTGCATAACTGATTCAGTTGCTCCTTGTAATACTAGCTCTCTAATTTTCAATAAGAACTGATCATCTTTAAGTTGTGAGGGACGTCCTACTTCTTGTTTCATAACAGTATTATAACATAAAAGCCTGCAATCAAGCAAGCGTTTATGTTTATCTAATCTTATTTATTATAGCAATGGCTCCCATAATAGCAAATGATTCTAGTATGTTTCCAGTTAGTATTAATGCTATCCAGTAAGACATGCAAGTTGAGCAGTATACTATGTTAGCTAATAGGTCTATACTTGTTCTAGTAATGTAATTGCGTGGTTTTTCTAATAAGAATGATTCAGTAAATAGGTAAGCTATTCCGTATGTTATTAGAATTTTAATCAGTAATTCCATAGTCTCGTTTTAATTGTTTTATAAACTTATCTATTTCATTACGACCATTTCCACAACCATATATATTATCTCTAAGTATAGTTAGTTTATCTATTATCGTTTGTACTTTTATTGTCATATTTAGAAAGCATATATTGCTTAATTTGATTATGATTCTCAATAGCTTTTGTTACCATTGATACACCATGTTTACGATAAAAGAAAAGATATTCGGGTACAGTAATTACTTTATAACCTGCTTTCGTTGCTCTCATCCAAAAGTCCCAATCTTCATAACCTAATTTCATTTCCTCATCATAACCTCCTATAGTTTCCCATATTTCTTTACGAAACAGTGAGCAACAGTTAATCTGATTATTTTGTAAAAAGTCTGCGTGTGTTGGATTCTGTTTGAACAAATACTTCCGGTCAGTGTCTCCAAATTCTTGTTGTCCTGTACCGATTATATCATATTCATCATTATATTTCAAGCATTTTTCTACAAAGTCAGGTGCTATTTTATCGTCTGCATCTAGTGTTAATATCCATTCTCCTATTGCTTCTTTTATACCCGCGTTACGAGCTGATGATAGTCCTCCATTTTCCTTCTCAATAAGTTTCACGTCAAACATTTTAGCTACTTCGCTTGTATTATCTGTACTCCCATCATTTACCACCATAACTTCACAAGGTATTGTTTGATTGAGTGCTGATTCTATTGCGTCAGTTAACCATTGAGCTTGGTTATATGCTGGGATTACAATCGAGACTACTTTTTGCATACCCATACAGTACAGAAATCTACATTAGTATCCCAAGTTTTTACTTCTGAGAAATACTGTTCAAAGATTTCAGTTAGTTCTGGTAATGTATATTCGTACAAGTGATATGGATTAGTAGTTGGTACTTGTTTGTTTGGTGTACTTCCTACAAATACTCCGTCTTCTTTTAGTGCGTTTTTAATATCTTCAAGTAACGGTTCTAATTGTTCTCGTTCAATATGTTCTATAAATTCGGTACTTACTACTGTATCAAACAACTGGTCTGGTAGTTCTTGTGGACATACCCAGTCAGTACGGATAACCTTATCTAAGATTGGTAATTCTTCTGTAAACTTATCAAGGCAAGTTGTAGTGTTTACTTCTTCTTTTTTAACGTATTCTTTTACAAACATTCCAGCACCAGAACCAATATCTAGTACCTTACCTGTAATATATGGCATTAGTGCATTGTAATAAGCCCAATCATACTTTTCTTGATTAGGGTTTTCTTTGTGAGTTACTTCCGTTGATCGTTCGTGTGCGTTTGGATTCATAATTACTTTGTTAACTGTTAATGTTTTCATGAACATTCTATTTTGTGCCGTTCCTCTTCCCTTGCTTTCTGTTCTGCTAGTTGGATTTCTGATTTGATGAAGTCTAGTACTTCATTTGTGAGTGAGTCATTTCCGAGAAAGTATTTATTCTTGAATCGCTCCTCTACAGTTGATTGTTGTTCCATATTATCTAAACTTATTTATGACGAATAATTTCCCTATCAACCAATCATATATAAATTTAGGAATCCATTTCGGTTTTGGTGCGATATGTAGGGTTATCCATCCATCTAGTTGCTTCGCCATTTCAGCACTTATCATATAAGCAAATGCGTCTACAAAATCACTATGGTACTTGTTTGGTTTTATGTCTATTCCAATCATAATGTTATCTTATTAATCTAATAAATGGTTGATGTGCCTGTGGGGAAAACTAATAATGATTATAATAATTTTACTGAATCTGATTTATCTGCAAATTGCGATTTATCATATTCACTTTCATAGTTTGACAAATTTTGCCCTGCCCACATTCGTGCTTCTTGTAGTTTTGTAATTACAAGACTTGTTTCTCTAGTCGGTGCTAATAATTTAACTGCCTTAATAATTGAATCAAGTTCAACTCTCAATGCTTTTGTTTGTTGAATCTCTACTTCAGAATTTACATTTGATGTTGGATACATATTTTTTAGTTAATTATTTTCCCCCATAGACACACCAATGTTTACATACAGTACCAGATACAGCTCAGCTCCCGATGAAGTGATATATTTAATATCTTAGAGCCGAACTGTGTTCTGATACTCTATGTAGTTGTTTTTGTGTTAGAAATCTCTTGTTTTAATTGGTATTACTTTTGATTCACCACATCTTTGACATACCATTAGTGTTTCCATAAAGTTCATAGATATAATTTCTATATTGTACCTGTGACTAAATATCCAGCAGATAATTCTTTTCATATAATCTTATTAGTTACTTGATAATAGTTCTGGATATTTCTTGTATTCTTCTGAAATAAACTCTTCCATTTCTTTTGGGTATCCGAATATCTGACATAAATAATCAGTTATATTCCGTCTTGCTGGAAACTTCTTATCTTCAATAAGTTCTACGATTGCTACTATTTCATCTTTATGTTTTGTCCAATCCATAATTGTTAATTAGTTACCCTACTTACGGTTTTGTAGGGGGTGTTAGATTTGATAGTGCTTTTACAAACTCTGATTGATATGTAAACAGTTCATCTTTCAATCTTTCTAATGCTTCTTGTTCCGTTGAACCAAACG